CTGGCGAGTTCTACCTCCCATGCTCAGGTTGCAACGGAACAGGCGAAGTTCACACCGGCGCTGACGAAGGTGCTTCAACGCACGCTTGCGAGGCTTGTGGTGGAACCGGTAAGGGTTCATCTATGGACTCAGAGGACATTCAGACACCAACTGCTACATCTAACGAAGCACTTGCTGCCGAAGAAGAGAACGACCCACTGAAGTCAACAGACGCAGAAGTTGAGAAGCGTGAGTTCACAGAAGCAGAGCGTGAGGCAGCATCAGAATCTGGCGCAGCTATGCCTGACGGATCATTCCCAATCAAGACAGTCAAAGACCTAAAGAACGCTATCCAGGCATTTGGTCGTGCAAAAGACCCAGCCAAGGCTAAGGCGCACATCAAGGCTCGTGCTAAGGCTCTAGGCAAAGAGGACCTCATCCCAGACAACTGGAAGGGTGCTGACGCTGACCTAGTTAAGGCAGACGACATGGAACACGACCCAGCAGAACTCATTGCGGTTCGTGCCGGTCTTATTGCTCTTATCAAGGCTGAACTTGACGAAATGCTCGCAGGGGAAGAAAACGAAATCTGCGACGTAACAGAACTTCTTTGCTCACTATCCATGTTCTTGGACTGGTGGACAGGGGAAGCATCAGAGAATGAAACAGAAGCTCCATTCACAGGATGGGACATGGACGAATCAGGAGACGATTCAATGGCATACATTGGCCTCGGCGTATCAGCCGACCTAGTAAAGGCAGTTGGCGCATCAGACGCTACTGACGAAATAAAGTCTGAGTTCAAGACTGAGGTACTAAAAGCCCTCGGTGTGAACGACGAATTAACCGCAATCAAGACAGCGCACAGCGAAGCGATAGAGCAGATTGAACTGCTAAAGGCTGAGATGGACATTGTTAAGAACTTTGCGGCTCCGAGTGACATTTCACTCATCCGACCTGACAAGCGTGGTGAAGTAATTACCAAGGCTGCCAAGTTACGCATGGAAATTAAGACTGCCAGAGAACAGGCTAAGACTGTTACGGCTGACGCATCCCTCCGTGAACTTTACAACCGTAAGGCAGACGAGCTTGAGGCTCAACTTGCTGCAACGGAAAACAACTAACCCCTAAACTAAAGGAGCCTTTCATGGCACTATCAACTCCAACAGTTGATCAGCTCTTTGGTGGACTACCAGCATCACAGCGTCTAGCACGCTTCGAGGCTTACAAGTCATCCATGAGCGAAAAGATTAACGAGAACCTTGCACTTAAAGCTGCAGGCGCACTCAACTTCTCAAAAACAGAAGGCGTTATCAAGACTGCTACACCTGCCACAACTGCGATTAACGCATTGACAAAGGCTGGCGCATCAGAAGAGACAATCGCTCTGTTCTCAAAGTCAGTAGAAGCAGACGTAGCTAAGAACTCAGGTCCTTGGTCTAACAGCAACCCTCTTGACTACAACCCTGGCAACGTAGGTTTCACACCTTTTGACCTCCAGGACAGCATTGAGTTCCTAGTACCAGTAATGACACCTCTTCGCAACTCAATCCCACGCCGCAAGGCACAGGGTCAGGCTGTTCAGATTCGTCAGATCACTGGTTACAGCAACTCACGCACAGGTGGCGTACCGAACTTGAACACATTTTTCAACTCGGCTACTAACACTTCAACATACAACGGCATCACACTGAACCGTCCAAACACCATCTCATACTCAGCCGACGCTCTCGTCGTGCCTTTTGTTGAGAACGGTATTTCCGACTCAGTTGAATACCAGGCCCAGTACGCTTCACAGGGATTCACGGACCTCCGTCAATTGTCAAACACAGCAGCTATTTACTCACACATGCTCGGTGAAGAGAACAACATTCTGAACTCAACTTCAGCTGTTCTTCCAATCGCAGGATTGTCACCAACTGTTGCTACTGCTGGAACCGCTACTGGACTCCCTGCTGGAACATACGACTCGCTCGTAACTGTTTCATCTTCATTCGGAGAATCACAGGCTGTTGCTGCTGACACAATCACTACTACTTCTGGCGACTCTGCATCTGTAACACTTGCAGTTGTACCAGTTGGAGCAGTAGGCGTAAACGTTTACTTGACAGACACAACTTCAGGTGACATCTACGTTGGACGCACAACCAACACCGGCGCAGCTGCAACACCAGTTATCTGGGCTTCTGCACTTGCTAACCCATCAACTTCAGCAGACAACGGATCATCACCTGCTTACACATTTGGTGGAACTGCACTAGGAACTGCTGGATACACAGGAATGATCTCATCACTCCTTGGTAACGGCGCTACTGCTGGAACTGCTGGTTACAAGAAGGCAATCAACGGCCCTCTTAACGCTGGTACTCCATTCGGTGAAATCAACACAATGCTTGTAGAGATGTGGGAAACTAACCGTGCTCAGCCAGGAACGCTTTACACTTCTGGTCGAATCCAGGCAGCTTTGCTTGCTGAGATTCAGCAGCAGGGTTCAGCAACTTCATACCGTGCTAACTACATGACTGGCGATGACGGAATCATCGTTGGTGGTGCAGTAACAGGAATCACCTCACCAGTAGGTGGACCAGCACTAAACATCGTTGCTCACCCATTCATCCCAGAAGGTGTTGTGATTGCTCACTCAACCACACTTCCTTCACCAGTTTCAGGCGTTCCAGGCACGGCCACAATCGATAACGTCGTAGATCTTACGACGATTTCTTGGCCCCAAATTGGCATGAGTTGGGATCTCTCCACATACCAGTACGGAACTTTCGTGTTCCACACACCTGGTTTCGATGGAATCCTCACAGGAATCACTACAACTCTGTAGTCCTGTAAGTCGCTAAGCATTGCTTAGCAATTAGCAAGTTGAGTCGGGCTGGATGTTCCCCTTCGTCCAGCCTGACTCCTTGCTCTATTCGCAAAGGGAACGCATGAGAATTATTGGATCAGACAAGAACCTAAAGACTGTTGACTTTGAGGGCAAGACCCTTAACCAGCAGAAGGACGGTACGTTCCACGCTGACCAAGACACCGCTAAGAAACTTGTATCGTCAGGAGACTTTGCAGTGGCTGGAATTACATTCAGAAATGCCAAGGGATTCATCTGTAACGAGTGCGACTTCGTAAATGTCTTTCAAGACAAGTGCGGTAAATGCGGTTGCACCGAACTAACGCCGGAGAGCGAATCATGACCATTGTTGCACCTTGGGTATTAGACGAAAACGACACAGTTCCTTATGTCACAATTCAAGACATTAAGAACTCACCTATTGCAGCGAGCCTTGACTTCACCAACCTCATTCCAAACACCAGCGTTAACTCACAAGACGCAGCTCTCGCTCAACTTATCTACCAAGCATCAGCCAAGGTAGACGCTTACGCTGCTGGAGCATTGGCCTCATTGTCGGCAACGGTCAACACCGAGAACGGACGAGCCTCAATTAACCGCCGAGGACAGTTTATTGTCCACCCCTACGGCTGGCCAGTATTGGAACTACGCTCCTTCTCCTACGCTGCTTCAGGCCCTGTTGGTGGTCAGACTCCAATTACCCTGACCAACAACAACACCCAAATCGAGCGCTACCAGTTCATCGTCAACACCAACTGGAACCCAGGGCAGTCAACGACCTACCAGTTCGGGACTTCAATGTTCCCAAGCGCACAATACGGCAACGAATACGCTTGCCAGTACGTCTACGTCAACGGTTTCCCTAACGCTCTGAACATGGACCCGATTACTAAGGGTGCTACTTCAATCACCGTAACCAAGAACACCGGTATCTACGCCAACTCATCACTCATTATCTGGGATGGCGCTAACACCGAGACCGTTACCGTAGCTTCAGACTTCGTGCCTGACGATGGCGACATTGTTACCCTCGCCAAGCCAACTAAGTACCCACACACCGCAGGTTGCTCAATAGCCTCACCTAACCTCACCGCCGTCAAAGAAGCGACTATTCACTTTGTCGTATCTATGGTGGAAGAACGTGGATCAGGTGCGTTCACACTTTCAGGCGCAGCAGCAGCCGGAGCAGGTGGCCCTATCACTGCTTCAGAGGCACACCACGCAGCTGCCTATGACCTACTCGACACCTTCCGCAACATCTGGGGTCGTGTCTAATGTCAAGACAAGTCGTTCGAGACCAAGTTGTCGAATACTTATCGAACGCAGACATTTCAGGCCTTACAACTATTTACACATTTCCTCC